GGTGATCGCGCGGGACCGATCATCTTCCGCGATCAAACTCGCTATTGTATTATAAACGCACCACTAATGACAAACGCTGCACAATACGTTATGCTTAATTTTGGGCATCACACACTGCGCTGGCATCTTGCTCAGATCCGCGCTGGACGTTCTACGGCTGAGCAGATTGCGGGTTACTACCAGCCGAATCCAAAAGACCCAGAGCAGCGCACAATCTGCAAAGGGTTGGCTGATCTTCTCAAAACAAAATCCGAAGATCTTCCCGAAAGTCTACGATGACTCAAAGCGAGTACGTCAAACACTCTGGTCTAACCAAAGGCCGAGTCTCTCAGTTGGTCTCCAAAGGAATGCCGTTGGACTCCGCTGAAGCTGCGGACGCTTGGAGAGGCTCTGGAGCGCAAAGAAGGAAGGCTGCTATTGAAGCGAGCCACATTCGGTCAGAGCATTCTGAAGGTCCGTATCGGCCCCCAGAATCAGAAGCTCCGGTCAATCCTTCCATTGTTGCTGAAAGCACTCCGCAGGGAGCATACGAACGCCAGAAGCAGATTGAGCGAGCGTCTTACGGTCTTGCGGTTCAATCCCTACGCTCAAAGTCTCTCGACGCTGCCCGTATGGTCTCGGTTCACGCGACCGCAGCTAAGAACCTAATCAACGCTCGCAAAGACGTTCTCGACCTCTCCGAACGGGAAAAGCGGTTAGTCTCCGGTGATTGGGTCAAAAAGGTAATGCAAGACCATGACGGGTCCGTAGCTCAACTGCTTAAGTCGATGCCAAAACAGCTTGCCGGTAGAATTGCTCCTCACGACCCAGAACACGCTGAACGCGAACTAGAACGTTGGGTTCAAGAAGTATGTCTGAAAACTCTGCACTCAACCGATCCTTGGAAATGAATCAAATTGAACACCTGCTGGTCTCCAGCCTTATCCCTTACGCTCGCAACTCCAGAACACACTCTGACGATCAAGTCTCGCAGATTGCCGGTTCAATCAGAGAGTTTGGATTCACTAATCCAGTCTTGATTGATGCAGGTGGAACAATCATTGCCGGTCACGGTCGAGTGATGGCGGCAAAGAAGCTTGGACTTGAAACAGTTCCGTGCATCCGTCTTGGACATTTAACTCCATCTCAAGTCCGAGCCTACGTCATTGCCGACAACAAGCTGGCCCTGAACGCTGGATGGGACGACCAGATGTTGCGGTCTGAACTGGAGTCTTTGCAGGATGACGGATTCAACATGGACTTGACCGGATTCTCGGACGAGGAACTTGCCGAGTTGCTTGAACCAGAAGTTGTCGAAGGAGAAACCGATCCAGACCAGACTCCAGAAGTTCCGGTCGAGCCGATTACCAAGCTTGGCGATGTTTGGATTCTAGGGAATCACCGGCTGATGTGCGGGGATTCTACAAGTATCGAAAGCGCAAAGCGTTTAATGGGCGATGACTTGGCTGATTTGTTAATAACTGATCCACCTTACAACGTGGACATGACAGCCAAGAATGAAATGCTTCAGAAAGCTGGTAAGGCCAGAAAAGACGAGTCAACTTTTGGAATCCAAAACGACAAGATGTCCAATGATGATTTCCGTCAATTCCTTAGAGATGTTTATTCGACAGCAAACTCAGTGATGCGAGAAGGTGGTGTTTTCTATATTTGGCATGCAGATTCAGAAGGGCACAACTTTAGGGGGGCTTGCATTGATGTAGAATGGAAAATCAGACAATGTTTGGTTTGGGTAAAATCCGTGTTTGCAATCGGAAGAAGCGATTATCATTGGAAACACGAGCCGTGCCTTTATGGATGGAAAGACGGAGCGTCTCATTATTGGGGTTCAGACAGAAGCCAAACGACTGTCCTAGATTTCAAGAAACCATCGAAAAGCGAGCTTCATCCAACTATGAAGCCGGTCGAGTTGTTTGAATACCAAATCGGAAACAGCAGCAAAGCAAATGATGTCGTTCTTGATCTCTTTGGAGGTTCTGGAACCACAGCAATCGCTTGTGAGCGTCTTAGTCGCAAAGCCCGTTTAATGGAACTAGATCCCAAATATTGCGACGTAATAGTCAAACGTTGGGAAGACTTTACCGGCAAGAAAGCGGTTCTTGAAAAGGTGTAATGGAAATCCTGAACTGCCAGAAGCCGAGAGGGTTGGAGGCTCTCCGTCAGAACAAGATCGCGCTCAAAGCCATTGAACGTGACACGGTTCTCCGGTTTTTGCCAATCGCAGACGATAAGCCTTCACGCATTGATGGGTTCATCTGGAACCAAAACGCTGGCGTAATTACCGGAAGTTATGAGGTGAAATCTCGGAATTACGGACTCGCAAAGCTGGAGTCAACCTTCGGCAACCAATGGATGATTTCATGGTCTAAGCTCCAAGCCGCTCTTGAGATTACGAAACACACTAAGTTGCCATTTTGGGGAGTGCTGCACTTGGAGCCTGACGGTCTGGTGCTGATGGTTGAAATCTTCAACGAGAACGCAACTTGGGGTTGCAACGTGCAGTTGCGGGACAAGTTGATGGATGGAGTGAACGAACGCATGGCGTTCTTGAATATGAGTGAAGCTCGAAAGCACCGGATCGAAGAATCCAATACGGAGTTGTTCTGATGCTTGATCTACAGCGCGAAATCCTAGAGTTCAGAAGACAGATCTACCGCCCATCTCCACGGCAGACTGTGGTGGAATGGAGCGAGTCAAACCTCACGTTGACTCAACGACAGACTGAACATCCCGGTCCATTCTCCACGGCTGTCAGACCATATTGCCGAGAACCATTGGAATGCTGGAAAGATCCGTCAGTCTCTGAGGTGACTTTGTGTTGGGGTTCCCAGACCAGCAAGACGACGACGCTGATGGCTGGTCTTGCGTGGGCTATCGACACAGAACCGAGTCCCGCACTGTGGCTGATGCCATCAGAGAATTTGGCTCGCAGCTTCAGCAAATCCCGCTGGATGCCGCTTCTGGAGGATTGTCCCGCATTGGTTGCACGGTTTCCTTCTGATGCAGACCAGATGACAAATCTTGAGCAGCAGTTTGACCGCTGCACTTTGACCTTTGTTGGGTCTAATTCACCGGCAAATCTAGCGTCCCGTCCGGTGCGAATCTTGGTCGCAGATGAGGTGGACAAGTTCGCAGAGGCGACAGCCAAAGAAGCCGATGCATTGGACCTCGCAGAGCAACGACTCAAAGCTTTCTCAAGCTCGAAAGCCTTCTTTACCAGCACTCCGACAACTTCAGAAGGCAGAATCTGGCAGCGTTATCTTAGAGGAGACCAGCGACGGTATTACATCCCCTGTCCGCATTGCGCGGAATACATCAAGTTGGAGTGGAAGCAAGTCACTTGGGACAACGCTAAGACCGAAGACGGGAAACCAGACTGGCAGCGTATCCGGTCGTCAGCGCACTACGTTTGCCAACTCTGTCAGGGTAAGATTTCGGATTCCCATAAGGTGGCAGCGTTGCGCCATGGAAAATGGATTCCCGAGAATCAAGCGAGCCTTCCAAGCGTTCGTTCTTACCACTTATCAAGCCTCTACTCACCGGATCGGAAATGCACTTGGGGACACTTGGCCGTCTCGTTCTTGGAAGCCAAAAGCTCAATGATGGGGTTGCAGGGATTCGTCAACGGTATGCTCGCTGAACCGTGGGAAAACCAAGAATCTCAACAAGAGCGAGTTGAGATTGTGTCCGATGCTGGACTCCCCGAAGCCAGACGCTACCTAACGGCTGACGTTCAAGCCGCTGCTCCGTTTGTCTGGTGGGTTTGTAGAGAGTGGAGCAAAGGGAATTCACGTCTTGTTGCTGCCGGTCACGCAGACGATTTCGCAGCACTTCGACGGGTCCAACTTCAATACAACGTGCATGATATGGACGTTGGGATTGACTCCGGTTTTAACACACAAGCCGTTTATGATGCTTGTGCTGAGTTTTCACAAAGCAGCGTTAATCCAATCACATATCCCTGCGGTCTCCGGTATCCACCAGAAGGAGGGCTGAGAAAGCCGATGCTTATCGGTTGGATGCCGATGAAAGGACGTGAGACCGGAGCGAGATTCACAAGCAAGACCGGCGCAATCCATCCCTTCGGCATTACGACTTCAACGTCAATGCGGACTGATGCGGTCCAGCCTCTGTTAGTCTTCGATACTGAGCATATGCGGGAAGTGCTTCAGCGACTCCGTAAAGGCTCGGAGAATCATCAATGGACCGTTTGCAGTCTCCCTGCACCACTTGAGGCTGAGGGGGCATTTGCAAGCGATTCTGACACATACTGGAAGCATTTGGACTCTCACGTTCTAAAGCCAACGGCTAACAGAGCGGGACGAATCAAACACTTGTGGTTCAAGCGAAACACTCGCTGGCCCGATCATTTACACGACTGCGAGTTGATGCAATTGGCGATGGTGATGCTCTGGAACGATCTCGCATCTACTAGTTCTGAAAATTCTAGTAGTTGACTTCACAGTTGGTCTGTGAATAGTCCGCCCAAGTGTTGACCTACACCGTAGCAACTAAGCGGAGTTATTTGCGTACCACCTACGCAAGCAAAGCTGCTTTGACATTGCTTGAGGCTTTGACTGCAAAGCTGACGGTTGCTGCAAACGCTATAGAGTCTGGTCAAGTTGTCCGCTCAACTTCTAGTTCTGACGTTTCCGTTGAGTTCGCTGAACCCGGTAAGGGTTCCGCTTCCGCTGGTGAAATGTTGGAAATGTGGGAGTCACTGCTGTCAGACTACGATCTTGCTGTGACCCTGTTGGCTGGAGACGGAATCACTAATCCGTCAGACCTCCAGATCTATAACAAGATGCTTGGAACCATTCTGGTAGCAGTTACTCGGTATTACGGTGATTTCACGCAGTTCCGTCGTGAAGCCACAACTCGGATGAGCTAATGGGAATCCTTCAAACCATTGCTAATAAGTTGTTTCCCGCTCCCGTTAATAAGTACGAGGGAGCCGGTCAGTCGTTGCGTCGTTCGTATCTTGATACGTCCTATACCTCGGCTCGCTTTGATGTAACGAGTTCAACCCGTCAAGCGATTGTCCGTAAGTCCCGTTTCTTTGAACAGAACAACGCTGTTCTGAATAGATTGGGCGACTTGTTTGAGAGCTACACCGTTGGCTCCAGCTTCTCGGTTCAACCTGCTTCAAGCGATCCAGCTTGGAATCTTAAAGCCAAGAAGTGGTTTGATGTCTGGAGCCGTTATCCCGATATCGGTTCTCGCCAGTCTTTTGGAACCATGATGAGCCAATCGGCTCGCGGTTGGTTCTTTGACGGTGAAAGCTTTATCCTTCTCACCAAAGGTGAGAGCGGAAAGCCGAGATTGCAGCTTATCGAAGCTCAGTCGATTGCGACTCCTGCTGGAATGGAGTCTGATTTAACCGTTTTCGACGGTATCCGGTTTGACCCTAAGACTGGACGCGCAATCTCGTATTTTATCGGATCGGAGAAAACTCAGGGTAATCTTACTGACGTTCGCTCAATTGGTTCTGACTCGGTGGTTCACATTTACGAGCCGAATCGTCCCGGTCAGCTTAGAGGTCTTCCGTTTGTCTCTGCTGTAATCAACGACCTGCACGATCTCGACGACTTGCAGAAGCTGGAGATGGAAGCTTGCAAACTCGGTGCTTCCGTCGCTCAGATTGTCAAGACCGTCTCCGGTGAGGTTCAAGCATCCAGCCTCCGTTCCGGTGGAATCTCGCAAACCACTCAGAATACTGCGGAGAACTATTACGAACAAGTTTTTGGGTCGTCTGTTAAAGTACTCAAGAACGGTGATTCATTTGAACAGTTCGCAACGGAGCGTCCCGGTGTAAATATGCGGGAATACTGGCGTCAACTGACCGAAAAGGTCTGTGCTGGTGTTGGTATTCCTTACGTTCTTGTTTATCCCGAGTCCATGCAGGGAACTGTCTATCGCGGTGCGCTAGATATGTCTGCTGTATGGTTTAAGTCTCGGCATCAAGTGATGTCGTCAGCGGCTCGACGTATTTATGAATATGTCATGGAGTACGCTATCAAGACTGATCCAACGCTCAACGATGCTCCGTCCGACTGGTATGAAGTAGCGATTACCGCTCCACGCTCTCCGAACGTTGATGTTGGCCGTAATTCCGCTGCTCAGTTGGCTGAGTTGGAAGCTGGCATTCTGACTTACGATGAAGTCTATGGTGCGCGGGGTCTTGATTGGCGTTCTGCTTTAGAAGCAAAAGCACAACAAGCTTTGTTTGTGCGTCAACTCGCTGACAAATACGGAGTTGATGTCTCTGAGATTTCGGTGATTCAGAAAGAGCGTCCTGCGGCTAGTGCTGCACCGGCTATTGACATTGAAGATGATTCTTCTGAATCTCCGTCTCCAGTTGCTCCGTCAGAAGGTGGATCGCAACCGCTTGTTGTAGAACAAACCGAAGTGACCGCTTCAGTCAAAAAGCAACGTAAGCCGCGAGCCAAGAAAACAGAATGAGCTTCACTAAGAAATCAGATTGGCTTTATTACGCTCCTGCGGCTTCCGCTGGTGAGACTGCGACCATTCAAATCTTTGACCAGATTGGCGAAGATTGGTTTGGTGGTAACGGTCTATCTGGTAAGCAATTCTCTGACGTTCTCAACGAAGTGGGCAATGGTCCGCTCTTGGTGGAGATCAACTCTCCCGGTGGTAATGTCTGGGATGGTCTGAGCATCTACAACCAGTTGCGCGGTCGTAAAGCTCCGGTGACCACTCGGGTCGTTGGCATTGCGGCTTCGATTGCTTCGATCATTGCTCTTGCTGGTGATCGTGTAGAGATGGCCGACGCTGCGCTAATGATGATTCACGATCCTTCCGGTATGGCTTCGGGTACTTCCGAGGATATGCGGAAAATGGCTGATGCTCTGGATCAACACGCTGAAGTGCTGGTTGGAGTGTACGCTAAAAAGACGGGACGCTCTCCCGAGTCCATCCGCGCTGCAATGAAGGCGGAAACTTGGTTCACCACCGCTGAAGCAATTCAGTTTGGTCTAGTGGACAAGCCGATCAAACAGCTTGCGATGGCTGCTAAGTGGCATCCCCGCGCTGTCACCAAGACCGCTCCCGAGACGGTCAAAAACAACCTCCGCAGAGGTCTTGAGCAATACGCTGAAGGTCTCGCTGGCGAAGGTCTTGAGAAGCAAACCGTTCTTGAGGCTGAGTCCCTTGTTGCTGGAGAAACCCCCACCGAAGATAAAGTTGAGAAAGCAAACGCTTGGTGGGGTCGCAATGAACGCTTTCTTGAGGCTGAACCCAACACTCCTGCGGACGTAGCAGCTAACCTCTGGGGAGGTGCTGCTGGACGCGATTGGTTTCGCGCTCTCTACGCTCAATTGGAGCGTGAAGAACTGGAGGAAGATGACGACTCCCCAGACGACAAGATTTCTGCGGATGGCAATAACGCTATCAGCGAAAATGGCAAAGTTTCTTTGCCGCAACCAACACAA